CGTACGAAATGTTGATACTCGACCGGGTTATTCACGTCGACCGAGTCGATACGCCGGTTCATTTCACATGCGACCGGTTCGAGGGCCTCGATGACAGAGGCGATGCCCGCTTCGGTAGCCGGAGTGGGGAGGACGCGCCGTGGGACGTGCTCCATCCATACCGTAAACACATCGTCCGAGAGACTACCGGACAGCAGGCTTCTCAGTACCTCCTCCACCACTGTGGGAGAAGACCCCGGGAACGCGACACACGGCAACCGATTGGCGAGGGCTCTTTCGTGGAGCGCCGTGTGGTGCCCTGTGAGGTCGCCTCCTGCCTCCAGGACCGCGGCGGCCTCGACCATTTTCCGCGCCTTGTAAAGCTCGTAAGCGATGTGGTCTGACTCGGCGCTTTTTTCGTGGTGGTGCTCGCAATAGACTGACCTTTTGTTGATGCGCCGTTCCCGGTACTCGTGGCGGGGTGCAGCATGGCATTCAGCGCACCCGTGATGGTCGCAATAATAGAGGCCTGGATGACCCGGGAGGCGAAGGTTGTTGCAGCCCCTCTCCACGCATCGTTCGAGGCAGCGGCCGCAAAACTCTGAACCCGAATCTGTCTTTGGGTTCAGACACAGGTATGTCTTGCAGCGATGGGCGGTACAAAACGCCCTGGAATCGTACTTGTTGTTCGCACAACTCTCGACGCCACAGGTGTGCTGCACACAGTACATGGACCCTGGCACCCGGTCCGCGCTGCACATGTTGCCGGTATGGTGGCACAAGAGACCGCAGTCCTCGCATTTGTCTGAATTCTCGGTACGGGACCTCGTCATGCAGCGCACACAGCGGTGGTCGATACAGTAGTTGTGAAGGCGCATATAGCCGTACGGGTACCGTGGTTTCTTGCAACCCTCTTTTCCACAGGCGCACCGGGTGCAGTAGGCCTCGTCCAGAACCGTCGGGTGCGGGCAACGAAGCGACAGGCACCGGTGACCCCGGCAATACCCCGACGTGGGAGGGTGTGATTTTTTCCGGCTGCCGTTCTCCCTCTGGCACTCGTGATAGCGACCCTTAAACGTATAGCCCATGATTTTCCTGTTGATGCAAAATTAAAAACACGTGATTTTTTTAATTCCAACCTAGGATATAATCGTTTCATTTCATCATGCTGCTGGTTTTTCTGAAACATAATCAGTTTTTAAAAATATTTTAGAGAGTAAAAAACAAACATGCTCTCTAAACATAAAGGGTTGCAAAAAATAGTGTCTTTTGGACTGACGGCGGTGGGGATCGCGTCCGGTCTCGGGATGATGATGGAAGGTGGAGGCGCGGCCCTTGCGGCGGTCGAAACCAGGGCCGCGAGGGGAGCGAGGGTTTTCCGGAACGAACTGAATCGTGGAGGCGGGGGGTGGTGGCGTTTCCACCAGGGTCTTCGTTCAGACCCTCTCGTTCGTGCTTCGAATCTCGCCAGGACGCACGACGAGATGATGGCCATCGAGGGTTCAAAGACCGTGGCGAGGCAGCGCCTCGGTCGGTTTTTCCGCCATGTTCAACGGGCGCGCCTGGAGACCATCGCGAGGGTACGTGCGCCGATTTCCGATGTCCGCCTGTGGCGACTCGCCCGAGACCCCGAGATCACGCTGAGCGGTGCGGCGAACAACCTGACACAATTTCGTCATTACGTGGAGATGCAATACAAGTATGACAACTCGACGCAACTATTCATGATGCTTAACAGATTCATCCGAGACCAGCGCGACCAGCTCAGCGAGGACACTGTGCGCTTCTTTGGTGATTACACCAAGGCCGTTTCCCACAACCCTCTCGCGAGGCTGCGCCCCGATTTTGTGAATAAGACGCATCTGGGCGACGAGGCCATGGAAACCGTCGGCCGTTTTGTCCATAACCACCTCTTGAGGGCCCACCGGGCTTCAGATATCAGAGGGATAGGACGAGCCATCCTCGAGGACCCAGCCCTTCGTTTGGAAGGGTACGACCCCCTTACCCAGCAAGTCCTCGAATCCAGGGGCGTTTTGGGAGGCGGTGGCGGTGGTGCTGCTGACCGCCTCCCGAGGGTAGAGGTCTCTGGCAAGGGCAACAAGGGCCTGGCCTCTTTTGGAGAGGAATTGCTGAAAATGGACCAACAGACCATGGACGAATTGCTCGAGTACCTGCCCGAAGGAGGGGGTCTCCGCACGGACCGGGCGTCTCTCAAAAAGTTCTTGGGCGGTGACGAAGGGGGGTTGGCCCGGAAAGGCAGAGGTGGTGGTGGTGGTGGTGGTATATAGAAAAACTGACCCCTTTTCTTTTTTTTCCTTTTTTGTAATATATATACATAGTGTCAAAAAACCCTTTTTTTGTCATAGTGTCTTTTTTTTGTCATAGTGTCAAAAAACCCTTATTGTAGAGTGGGACATGAAAAAAAAAAACTCATGAAATTGTTTTCTTTTTTTTTTCTCTCTACAGACAATCAATCCTATGATGTACACACGAATTATCCAGGACTACCCCGGGCACGTCTGGGTGAGGAACCCAGAGACCCTACAGGAGACCCTGGCCTGGAACCCCATCCCGGGCATCTACTCGCCACCGTGCCTCTTTTACTCGGTCTGTGTCAATCGGGTCTTTGCGCCCCTGCCGATGGACATGGCGGGCCGCGTCATTGGCCGGGAGGGCCGGTGGCTGAAAGCCATCACCGAGAGGTCGGGAGCCCTCTACCTGTTTTACCGCATGGGCGAGTTTGAAATCTGGGGAACAAACGAATCAGTGATGCTGGCGACCCGTATGCTACAGGACCACATTCATCATCACTTAGCGGAAGGAGAAGCGAGTGGGGTCGGGCATCAGCCGGTGCAGGAGGGCCACCTTGAAGGCGTCGAGGTCGGTCCAATTCTCTAGGAGGAGCCCGGCGACATCCCCTGAATTGGGTCCCAGCGACCACAAGAAATTATTGTTACTCTTTTTGTCTAGAAGATAGTCAGCAAACATATTCATCCATCCGGCGTCGAGGTTGGTCTGACCACCCCACTCCCCGGGGATGACGGTTTTTCCCATGTCGATGAGGTAGCCATAGTCATTTTCCCATAGGTGTCGTAGGATAGTAGGGTCGGTAGGAGTCGACCATACCACGCTTTTTCCATAGACATGAGGACTAAACACGATTTGTTTTTGAATCGATTCGGGAAGGTCAAACGGATGGGAGGCGTAATCACGAAATGTGTGCCCCCATTCGATACCTTCGACAAAATAAAGCCACCGTTTATCAGAATACCGTTCGCTTATCTTGGGAAGTGCGCTCTGGACAAAAAGCCTCCAGTCGTTGGAGGGATTGTTGCTACCAAAGGTGGCCTGCCCATGGGGCTCGTTTAAAAGGTCGATACCCATCAGATTCGGCCTGTCCTTGTACCGGTCGAGGATGCGGAACCAGGTGCTGTAAAAAGTGTCGGTGGTGTACTCTTGGTCTGTGGGGGAGTACCAGAGTTCAGAGATGTATTCCTTGTGGAGACGATGAAGGTCCAGGAGGACCACGATGCCGTGGCTTTCTGCCTCGTCGAAAAAGCGGTCGAGGATGGCGATGGACTGCTGATGCTGCGACTCGGGGTCTGCGCTCACAAGGCCGTCATAAGGGTATTTTTCAAAATTGTAATAAATCCATTCTGCGGAAAAAGGGAGACGGATGGCGTTAATACCCAACCCCGACAAGAGGTCGAAATACCAGGTCATGGGGTGGGACCACAGCCCGTTGATGACAAAATCCTGCGTCTCGAAACCGAACCACGAGAGGCCGCGCAGGTGGACCTCGTTGTCGTTTAAGAATACCTTGCTGTCCCTTGTCTCCCACGCCCATTCGGTGGTATTTTTATCAACCTCGACGGCTCCTCGGAGCACGGCGCTGGCGCCCGAGACGACGACGCTCCAAGAAAGAAGAACTAAACCCAGCCAATTTCTCATTTTATTCTTTTCAATATTTTTTTTTTAATTTAGACAGAGCGAAAAATATTCCTTGAGTGTAGGGTTCGGACACATTTGAATGAATTGCTCGTAATTCTCCCTCTCGCGACGGACGGTGTCTGGGTCAGGGAACGCCACCTCGGTGGGCATCATCTGGATAGCCGGGCTCTGCAAGAGCCGGTGGTACATCTTTAGGTCCTCCCTGTCCAGGCACGAGCTCCGACCAACGGCCTTGTTCCTCAGCTTGGTGTGGAGACGGTATCGGGCCGAGTCCGTCGTGGACAGGATACCCAGCCGCACCCTGTAAAGCATGGGAGACTCCTCCACCAGTTCTACGGAACGGTACGTTCCCTTGTCAGGGTCCTGGTAATGGATGGTCTCAAGGACCTCGGAATAATCCTTCTTTTCCTTGTCGAAATGACCCCTGAACCAGACCTTGATTTTTTCCTTTTGTGCCTTGCTCAGCCAGCCTTGCGCGTCTTCGATGATAAAACCCAGCGACATTTTTTTTTTTATAATTCACACCAACATCTTTAAATGATGAAAAATATCAACGTGTTGAAAATTAATGAAAAAAAAAAATAATATTTTTTTTTCGTTGGTTTCAATAAACATAAAATAAAATGTCGAATCTCAGTCTGAACGGTTCGCTTCGTACATGCAAAGTTGACCAGGGTTGGGCCAATCGTATCCAATCGGACCGGTTCGAGAACCCGGACCTCATGGTCTGCCCCGTGTGGAGCGGGTTTGACCTCACCAACCGCCCCGTGTGCGTCGATTCCTTCTACACCAAATCCCCCGGGTGCAACAGCCCCCTCGACCGTGTGCAGGTCGAGAACTACCTCCGCCCCCAGTACATGGAGTACATCAACCTGGACGCCGAAGGCTTCCGCAACAACTTTGACATCAAGTCCTCAGGGTCCGCCGAGGGGTACGAGTCGTGCCGCAACGCCGATACTGACATGGACTGCTACAACGCCGGCGTCCGCACCATTGGCCTGAACCAGCTCAACACCATCACCGGCAACTTTGGCCAGGTGCCTTCGGGTGCCGAGGTGTACCCCCGCTGCGGCAGCTACCCCATCAACCGCGCCATGCAGCAGGAGCAGGCCGTCGCCAACCAACAGAGCCGCAAGCTCCAGAGCGTGCAGCACGCCATGCAGTCCCAGTCCATGAGGAAGACCTCGGGGATGTAAGTAGTAGATGCTTTTTTTTTTTTAAAGAAAAAAGAAACATGAGATACCAAGAGCTTTCTCAACAGTCCGGCAATCGAATTTCATGGGATTCTTCAACGGGTGCGTTCCATCCTTACCGGCGAAATAGCGAGGTGAGAAAAGACGCCATCCAGAAAGAAAAGCCTCTCCGTAAAGCGACCGACACGGTCTTATTCAACACCTCTTTGTTTCTAGGAATCCAGGGATTAAAAAACGAGTATTATGCGCTTCATGACCTGAGCACGGTTCACAAGTATTATCAGAAAAACCGAGACCCTCTGCTGCCCGGCCTCGCCCGAAACATACAGAAAAGAAAGCTGACCGTCCTCGAGTTTATGTATATATTTGCGGTACAGCTCTTTACGGCGTACCAGGCGTTACAGAGGCTGTTGTCCTCTAGTTTCCTCGAAAGGCTCCCCGGCATAAGGAATCTGAAGAGAGGCTATGACGCCGAGGTGCGGCTACGAGAGCAAGCCTTGGCGCGATTCCGGGACCGTCATTACCATCCTTTATCTCTGGAGGAATTCAGGGCGGCCCAGCGACCTGAAACGGTATGCCCGATGTGCCACGATGACGTCTTTACAGAAACACCCGTCCTGCACTGCAAAACCTCGGAAGGGTTCCTGGCGCCCAACGCGCCTCCTCAGCACAGGACCTGTCTTGAAAACTGGCGCCTGGCGCGTTCCAACACCCTGGGCACTAATGTGCCCCTTGAAGACCTTGAATGCCCGGGGTGCCGGCAGCGCATGGGCGGGTCTGAAAACGATTTTCTCCAGTCCGCTCAAGGGTATCCTACACCAAGCTTTCCTCGGTACGCGCTGAACCGGCTCATGAACCAACCCCTCTTGAGACCCTCGGGACCCCTGAGCCGGGTGATGAGCGGTGGGTACGAGGCCCTCGCCCAACAAGAATCCGAAGGCCTCGAACTAACGGCCCATCCTCACAACGACTAGAATGATATAAAAATGTTTCCATGTATAAAAAAAATCATGTTTTTTTATAACATTAAACGCTGGTGGGACACCCACGGGTGGGGCATCATCTTTATCGGAAGCCTCCTCGTGCTCTTTTTCCTATGGCTTTTTTATTCGAGGCACCGAGAGGCGGGAACATCAAACGCCACGGCAGACCAGATCCTCCAGACCTTTCTGCGCCGCCCCTCTCCCACGCCCATGTCCGGACCCACAGCTTTCCGCGCGGTGCGTACCGCTGCCTCACCCTCACCGACACCAAGCATCTCACCAACCTCCAAGGGAGAACAAAAATGCAAAGAGTTTATTGAATTCATGACGGGGAAAAAATTCAACAAGGTCCGCCCAGAATTTCTGACCAACCCGGTGACGGGGCACACGCTCGAGCTGGACCTCTACAACGACGAATTGAAGCTCGCGATTGAATACAACGGGGCCCAGCACTACAAGTACAATTCCATGATGCACGGGAGCCGTGACAGCTTCCACAACCAGAAATACAGGGACCTCATCAAGAAGCAGCTGTGCGAGCAGAACGGCGTCCGCCTCATCGAGGTTCCCTACACCGTCCCCGAGCACAAAATCCCCGACTACCTGTACGGCCGTGTCAAGGCGTTGTTATAATGTTACGAGGCGAGGCCGATGACCGCACAGGCCATCCTGCCACCCGCGTTGCCCGTCGTCTTGGAATCCTCGTTGAGCTTCCGGACGATGCCGTTCCTCGTCAGGAAAAGGGGAGTGCTCATAAGGGAGAGTATTGCCAAAGTAGTCATTCGACCACATCGACCTCGGATTGTACCCCCTATTTTACTTTTGGGAATGTATTTGTGTATCACGATTTTTAAAAAAAAAAATATTGCATCGAATAAATGGCCATTCCCGTACAAAATATTGCTGTGTTCCTTCAAAAATTCACAGTCACGGCTCCAACCGCCAGTGCATTCTCTGCACTGTACAACTCCGTCGGTGTTTTCACCACCAATCTCCCCAATGCCAGGCAGTGGCAGTTTACCTTTAATGGAAATTTTACGTCTCTTGAAAGGTTTGAGATTATCTACGACTTTAGTCAAGTGGATACGTTTGGATATTCCATCCGATTTGAAGGTAATCTGAATGGTTTCATCACGTGTGATAAACAAATCTATGCTTCCGATAGGTACTTAAAGTATATCCCCCAAACAGAAGAAGACATTAAAAACAAAATTGTCCGTTTACTCTTTAAACCACCTTGTCCGGGACAAGAGTTGGTGAATCGTAGTTTGTATTACGTTGTGAACCTTAATGATACCTCTTGCCCTTCATCCTGCGCCCCAACTTCAGGACAAAATACAACCACTATAACAGGAACTGAAATTGATGTAAGCAAAATACAAAGTGGAATTTCATATTCCCAGTATACTAGTGAAAGCACTACAATATGTGGACACAAAGAAAATATTAGCGGTACGACTGTTGTATTTCTTTATTTCACAAAAGCAGAAACTACAGATAGATCATATTGGACTTTCACCAACATGCAAAAAGATTGGGTTGTTCAATTTACAAATTTAACTAAAGTTCCAGACCAAACATTTTTCATTTCTGTGCAAGCAAGTGGAGCAGCTACTCCAATTACATGCAGTTATATTGAATTAACTTTTGAAGATTGTCCTATAGCTTTTAATTGGGATGGAAGTACTTGTTTTACCACACCAAGTACCCCATCAGGTTTATATACGGACCCCTCTCCAGTTACCGAAGACACCACATGCGACTAAAGCAAAAAAACGGAATGGCATCATCCTCTATGTATCATCTATCGTAAACGTTTGGTTTTCTAACAAAAACTTTTGTTGTTTTTTAGAACCCAGTATTTTTCTACTGCCAATACACTTTCCAGTGCTCCCTCGGTCCACCCCTGGTTTTGCGAAATGCATTCCCCCACAAGGACAAGTATAGCTCGGACGAATCCGAGACGTCCTGTCCCTCGAACGAGGTAAGAACGTTCTTGAGACCGATGGGTATGTTTTTAGCAGGAATCGACATCATAAACAAATATATTATTTTTACGAAGCGAGGCCGATGACCGCACAGGCCATCCTGCCACCCGCGTTGCCCGTCGTCTTGGAATCCTCGTTGAGCTTCCGGACGATGCCGTTCCTCGTCCGCCCCGTCTCTTTCAAGACGCCCTGCTCTGTCGCGAGCGCCGTGAGCTGTTTCAGCGTCATGGCGTCATAGGGGACCAGGCCGTATTCGGAAATCCGTCCACCGAGGCCATAGTCGTCCGTCATGTAATGAATGACGACGCTCCTTCCGAGGATGCAATTCTTGCGTCGCGGGTCCAGAGAAAGGAGCGAGTCCCTAAAGACAAGGTGGACCTTTCCATGGGCGTCCGAGGTGATGTTATTGACGAGGTCTCCCGCGTGCCTCTTTTGGGTGTAGCGCACCGAACCGTGAGGTTCTCCAAAGGGATTGAAATGTTTCCCGGTGGTGGCACACCCACCCGTCAGGTTTCCAAACTCGTGGATGTGGAGTGCGTGCTGTCGATGGGGTCCGAATCCCTGCAACTGAATGTCGACCACCACGTCGTCTGCACCGGCTTCTTGATAAAAGGTGACCACGCCGCCGATGTTATGATTCGAGAGGGGGTCAAAATAGGCCACGTACATTTTTTTTTTATTACTAGAAGAATAAAAAATACTTACTTGAACCTTATGCCGTTGTGGCGATACTAATCTTGAGAACAAACCGGACAGAACTGATGGTGGCATCAACGACCTTGGCGGACGCGTACAGGTTGGGCAGACCCGTCGTCCCCGAGATACGGATAGACGTCAGGGGTAACAAGGATTCGCCGGGGTAAAAAGCGGTCGCGCCGTTGAGCTCGTTACGGCGGCTGATAACCTCCGAGGTGGTTGCAGAGGCGTTGGTGGACGTGGCCGCCGTGTTCCAGCTTCCGCTGGTGGCCGCTTGGTCTTGAGGGTTAAACGCAAAAACACGCACATCCGAGGCGACAACACCAAAGTATGTTGCCGCCTCTTGCTGGATGCTGTTGCACATGGCTGTTGTAAAGGTGGTGGTTCCTAAAAGTGTTACAGCGACCTTGTTTGTAAAGGCAGCAAGTCTGGCAGGTGTTAAAGACATATTCTCCAATCTATTGAACGGCAACATTTTTTTTTTCCAAGCAACCTATTCCATTTTTAGTACAAAATAAGCAACTACTTCTAGACGCGGTGGAAATCATCCTCGTACCGCACAATATCGTCTTCTCCAAAATAAGTGCCGGTTTGCACCTCGATGAGTTCAAGATTTCCTTCCTTTTGGTCGTTGGTCAGCCGGTGCTTTTGTTCCTTTTCGATAACCACAACGGAACCCTCAGAAAGAGGGACGAGGTCGTCACCAACACGCGCGATACCCTTGCCATGAATCACCACCCACACCTCTTTCCGATAAGAATGGCTCTGAAGAGAGAGCCTCTTTTCAGGAAGGACAACGAGGCGCTTAATCTTGCAATCCCCGTCAAAAAGGACGTGGTATTCACCCCACGGTCTAGTATCCTTCATTTTTATTATCACGGATAAAAAAAACTATAAACACGGCAACAACGGTCTCAGCCGGTCCGCGGGAAGGTCCTTGTAGTACTCCACCAACGACTCGTATTTTCTCGACACGCAATCACGCATCCATACGTTTGTGTTTTTTTCGTGATAGAGCACCTGATGCTTCATTAGGCCCAGGAAGCGATGCACCTTTTCGTGATAGGCAGGGCTGTACATGACGGAAACACGATGCTCCTTGGAAACGACAATCAGCGTGTCCATCTCGCGGAGGGTCAGGTACTGGAGGATATTCGGCACGAGTTCTGCGGGGAGCCTTTCCATGATAAGCCTAGTAGTATTGAAGAAACACGATATGACCAGAATCACCGTTATTGTGGATATAAAGAGGCGAGGTCTCCACCAGAGGTGGAAAGACGGTTTTTATCAACGATTGAGTGGACGCATCCATCCCGGCCGTATGGACCGTAAAACATATATTCAAGTTGCCCCTTGTTCCCTTGTAGCAAAAACCCTTTTCAGGGACCAGTTTTTCGATAGGCCGGTCGATAATGCTCGTGAGGGGCGTCCCCTCGGGCTGCTTGAGAAGAAGTACCGACTTGTCCAACAGCGTCAACTGCTTCTTGAAACCCAGCAAAAACTCAGACAGGCTGAGGGGGATGGTGCATTCCACATCGAGAACATTTTTCGTGCTCGGACGATAAAAATCGTGCTTCTTGTACGCCACGACGAGGATGATGTCACCGTTCTGCTTGCCAGGGTACTCGTCGCCCTTGCTGCGGATGACAAGACTCTTGCCTTCTGGGATGCCCTTGGGGAGAGGGACCTGAATAACCTCCTCGGTGAGCAGCACGTCCTTGTCTGCAAACATGTGGCCGCTGCCCTGGCATGAAGAGCATGATACCACGTTTTGAGAGATAATCCCGACACCGAGGTTCATTTGCTGAACCACACGGCCCTGGCCGTTGCATGACGAGCACTTGTTGCTCGAGGTGTATTTCTTCCGATGGATCCGAAAAGGGATGGTCGACCCCAACATGACCTCTTCCAGCGTCACGTCCAACTGCATCTGCCGCGAAGGACCCTTGTTGTCGTGGTGGCCTCTCATGCCCCCCATACCGGGCATACCGGGCATCCCACCGCCCATGCCTGGCATCCCACCGGGCATGCCGCCTCCAAACGAAAAGCCAAACAGGTTGTTGAAAATATCGTTGATATCAGGCATCTCCATCCCGGTCATGTCCACCTTGCCGAACCGGTCATAGTTCTGTCTCTTGGTTTCATCAGAAAGAACGGCATAGGCCTCACCAATCTTTTTGAACGCCTCCTGGTCGCCCCCACGGTCGGGATGGTGCTTGAGGGCCAGTTTCTTGTACGCCTTTTTGATGTCTGAATCGCTCGCGTCCTTGGGAACACCCAGCACGTCATACAGATTGTCCGTCATTTTTTTTAATATTGGTGGGTTTTTAAACCATTTATTCGATATTCATTCTAATCCAAATAATCATAAATGCTCCCTGTAATCTTGATTTTGGGCTTGGTCGCTGAGGCCTTCTTCTTGACCGTCTTTTTTTTGGGTTCAGGGTCCCCCTCGAACCGGAGGAGAGGGCCGCTCTTTTCCTCCACCTCGGTCACCAGCTTCTTGTGCCGGGTGTGAAGGTCACACAGGCTCTTGGAAAAGTTTTGGAGACCATACACAATCTCCAGGAGCTGGTCCAGCGGTTTCGAGAGGAGCTGCACGTAGTAGAGCCTCCCCAATCGCAACAGGTCGCGGTGCGTCTTGAAATAGTCAGGGTCCTCGAGCTTTTCCGTCAACTTGGACTTGAGGTCGTTGTTCTCAGAAATAAGGTACTCGATCCTCGTCCCGGCCTCGACGGGATGGCCCCGACGTTTCATCCGCATGGCGAGCTGGACGTGCGCGGGCTGCGCCTTTTCGATGTACCGCAAGAGCCATTCATCACGGACCTTGTCGGGGGTTTCAAGGAGCATCCGGTTCTTGCGCTCAATCTCTTCCGTCGCCATGTCTGCAGGGACCCCACAGAGCTGGAGGTCTGCGCATCGTTTCTGGAATTTCTTGGGGTCAGTGGGGAGCGCCCGAATTTTATAATCCTTTCCAACCATCTTGGAAACCACAAAGTCCGAGACAGAGGAAACATCCCACCGGAAGAGCGCGAGGATGGCCATATTTACAAAATCGAGAACCTCGTCTTTGGAGGCCCTGTCCATGATGCTGCGCACCACCTTTTCATAAACCTGGCGGACCCATCGACAGTTATCGCGCCTCGCCAGTAGGACACCGCGGGTCGTCAGGTCTTTATCAGTGCTCCCGTCCTCGTTGCAGGTGTAGGCCATGTACCGTTTCTTGGTAAGGATGAGAAAGGTCTGATAAATCTTTTCTTCAAACACCAGCTTCATGGGCGAGGGAAACAGCCGGATGAATTCGCCCTCGACGCTCTTGGCGAGCTTCCAGACGGTCTTGGAATCCTGTTTCGTGTTGAAATGACAGTAGATGCTGTCTGTATTCTTGACCACGAGCTCGCCGACGCCGCAGTGGAACCGACCCTCCTCGGTCTCGATGTCATACACGGTCATCTTTTCCTGGTCCCTCGTTTTCTCGATGCGCAAGACGACACCCCTCGAAAGACCGTGTGTGTTCCAGAGGTCCATCACCACGTCGCCGCTCTCTGTCACATTCAACCGGAGCCCCGGCCAGTTCCCCTGCAAGAAACACATCAACCGGGCCCATACGAGGGGTGGGCAGTCCTTGCTCACCGTAATAAAGTGATTGTCCAGGACCTCCATATGCTTGAGGTCTGCCGCACAGAACGGTGACCTCCCGCGAAGCGTCTTTTTCTCCGACTCGGGGATGCACATCAACCGGTGGTTCGTCGTCAGCTCTGAGGGCTTGATGAGCTCCCCGTTCTCGAGAACCAGGCTGTGGTCCTCGGTCACCTCGACAATCCCCGAGGTGGTAGTAATCTTATACATGGACTTGGTCGTGGTGTGGCGGATGACCCGCTGTACAAACGTCCAACCGTTCCCACCCAGCACCCTGACCATCCCCGGTGGAATCGCCTGTTCCTTGCAGACCAGCGTCTCGTCCTGAGGACGGAATTGTGGGTAGGCCCTAGACGGAAACTGCGAATAGAAATGCTCAATAGTGACGAAATGAATGCTGTCGTCATAAAAGAGGCATATCGGGGTGTCCGCCGCGACCGAGTCCCCGTAGATGAGCTGCCCCTGATGCTTCTTCTTGACGTACTCGGCAGCCTTTTGAATCGACATCCTCCCCATGGCCGTGGTGGACATGGCCCCGGGCATAAACGGCAGATACCCTTTCTGGACACCCATCGCGCCGTACATGGAATTCGCCGAGACCTTGTATGCGAGCTGGCGCTTGTCAAGGACCGTCTTGAGGGTCTCATCGTTGGTCAACGTCTTCATCCGCTTCTTGGTCTCGGACCGCTGGGAGAGGAGCGCCTGCAAGAGGCTCGGGATGACGCCCATCGGTTCTTTCCGGAACCGGAAACGAAAGCTCTTGCAGACCTTGCGGTCCTTCTTGGTCTTTTCCGAATCATGCTCGCACCCGATGTGGTCCTCCCACTCGATGACGTGGCACGCCTCATCCGGCAGGCTGTCGTCCACTACGAGCGTCGAATAGTCGATATTGTACGCGATGATGGTGGTTGGGTACAGAGACGAGAAATCAAACGGGACAACCCAATCATACACACCTGGCTTGGGAGGAAACACGTACGCCCCGCTGTACGTGTCTGCACCCTCCATCTCGGCCACCACAGGCAGCGATTGATGGGACTGCACGAGGATGCCCTCGTTCATGCATTTCTTGTACACCTGGCTAAACACCTTGATCTGCTGGCCCTGTGTAAACAACGACATGATGGGCACGTTGCAAATCTTGGCCATCTCCACGAGCCCGACCCACGTCTCGAGCCGCTTGAAGAGTCGCAAGACAAGGTACGAGTCCTGCACGCAGTACTTGCCGCACTCGGAAAGCTTCTTGCTGTCGTTGCCAAGGACCCCGAGCCTGTACGCGTCAAAAATATCGTGATGGGTCAACGGGTCCTTGGTCTCCCCGAGGAAAAAGGTCGAGACCGTCTTGAGCTTATAGTTGCTAAACTTGTACTCTCTCTGGACCACGGGGAGAAGGTCGACAAACACTCTACCCTCTGCGTCCAGATAGTGGAATTCCTGGTACGCATACGCCGAGCTCGACCATTTGATTTCCTTGTACGCCGAGTGTTTCCTATGGGGGATACCCCATATATCAAACCCGTCCATGATGCCGAGCATCTTGGCGCGCTCCACCATGTACGGGATATCAAACCCAAAGATATTGTACCCGATGACGACATGGGGGCTCTCTTTGGCCAGGTATGACTGGAACCCGAGGAGCAACTCCTTTTCAGACCCAAAACATCGCACCTCGATATGGTTCTTGTCAGGGATGCAAGGGCTGCCCAGCGTGAGGAGGCATTTATGGGTCTTTTTGGAAGGTCGCTCCAAGACGCACGAGACCTGGAAGATGCAGTCTCCCTGGACGGTGGGGTCCGGCATCCGGTTGGGATTGGTCGAATAGGTCTCGATATCAAAGCTGAGGACGGCGACCGAGGGAACGCCCATCGCGTCACCCTTGACCGCCGAGATGTTGGTGTATTCCGCGGCGTATTCATGCTCCATCTGCGTGGTTTTCATAGGGGCGGGCTGCTTCCTCCCGTTGAATTCGACCCACCCCGCGGTGGGAAGGTCCTGCTTGCAGCACAACTGGAGCAGGGGGGACGCCTCGTGCTCGTGACAGTAAAACTCGGTCTTTTTTCCGAGCACCCCGGTCGCATATTTTTGTAATTTATAATAGGCACTCCTCCTCGCCTGTACCGAGGGAAAAGATATTTTAAAAAAAGGCGTCTTTTTTTCTTCCTGATGAAAGTACAATTTCTGCTTGTAGCCCAGAGAAAAAGGCTTGATGACGGGTCCCTTGTAGCGGTCCAAAATCTTGTTCTTGACGATATTACGGTACTCGGTCCACGGGAACGCGCACCGGACCTCGAGGTAAAACCACGGATGAAATCCGTTAATGTGCAGACACACCGTCTCCTGCTTTTCGTTGAGCGCATAGGCGCGGATGCGCGTTACCGTCTCGTCGTTTTCATCGGCCTCGTCTTCGACGTGCCATTGGTATACAAAAATCTTCATTTCTGAGTTCTGCTCTATGATATTATCAAATTTATATCCTCGTTGTCATTTTTTAAATCTCGTCGTCAAAGACAATATAATGACCGTTGCGGTTCGTGTCCCCAGCACCAGTACCACCACCAGTACCACCTCCATTCCCACCACCCTCACCAGCACCACCCCCTTCCTGACCGTTGTTGCTACTGCTATTATCCTCCTCCACGGCAATCTCAGACCTGCACAGCGGGCATCGAGAGTGCTGATGAGAAACCGCATTCTGGGCACATTCATAATGGTACAGATGGTTACACGCCAATTTCACCACCTTTTCTCCAATCTTCATCCCCTCTAGACATATATAGCATCTCTTTTCACCCTCCAACGTGTCGTGCTCCTCCTTTGTCAGGTCGTAAGGGGTCGAGACCAGTCTCCGGTCTTTTTTTTTCTGGAATAACTCGTTATTGTACGTTTCCATGCTATTCTCCAGGGTCCGACGAAAAAGCTCTCTCTCAAACAGAGATTCGACGAGCATATATAACGATTCCATCCCGTCCTCGATGTCGATGATATCAAACTCTTCTTCTTCTTCCATTTATTTACCATAAAAAAATGAATTCTTCTTTTCAGAAAATTTAATGTTTCAATCATATCATGATGATGGAACAAAAATGGGACAGGTGTCATACGTATGCGTCTCTCATGATGAAACGCCGAGGATACGGCGCCCCTGAACCGGTGGGGGAGGAAGACGACGCCTATATCCTCCGGGATTCCAGAAACAAGAGCGTCCTGGTGTGGTATTTCAAGCACGATAAGATGAACATCGACTCAATCAAGGAATTCGTGCAGATGCTAGAAGAGAGCAGCATCCAACACGGGGTCATCGTTTATCAATCCACAATTACGTCGAGCACCAAAAAGGTGATTGAGAACCTGTTTCAATTCACAATCGAGCTTTTTGAGCTCCGAGAACTCCTCTATGACATTACCGAATTCAAGTATTTTTGCAAGCACGAAAAGCTGGTTCCCCCGCTATCGGTCGAGGTCCGCAAAAAGTTTGGGACCGGCCTCCCCTCCCTCCTCCGCACAGACCCAGTGGTCCGGTACTATCATTTTCACAAGGGCGATATTATCCGCGTCACCCGGCGCAACGGAATGCTCACCTACCGTCTCGTCAAGTAGCAGCCTCTGTCGAGGGCAAGGGCAGCGGTTCGTAATGAGACCCGTTCCACGAAATTCTAAACGGGTGTGGTGCTTCTGACGCCTCTGGTGAGGGCCTGAATTCGATGGTCCTCCCGTCGCGCAGCACCTTGACCAAAACCACCGCGTTGAACATGTTGCAAAACACCTTGGTCTCGATGGCCCCACCCCATGTGGAAGACAGTCGCATCCTGGCGATGTACCGTGCAATGGTCGGAGAGCCCGGCTCGAATCGAAGGACGTCGGACAGCTTTTGGTCGTCGTAGAGCACCGGGTCCGTCTCCATGTAGTCAGTCATGATGCGGCGCAGGGACGTCGCATCTGTATCCATAATAAAAAAGCAAAGAGAACGAAACAAGCAGCTCATAAAGGTTTTTTTTTGTAGGCAAAAAAAAAAACAAGGCCTATTTTTCTATTTCTTCTTGGAAAGAAAACTCTTGTACCCCAAGAGGCAGATGTACGCCCTGTAGAAATAAAGGAACGGGGTCATGTTGGTGGTAAAAGGCACCTTGTCTTGCCTGGCCGTGGTCAGCTTGTAGTCAACATAGGCGAGGAATCGTTTCCATAGCTCGACGGGTTGGAGAAAGGCGTCTATTTCTTGCCGCTTGGAAGGGTCCAGCGTAGGGACCACCTTGGCGAAAATGATGTCGGCCTCCTCTTTGGTAATAAAGGGTAATTCGACCACAGTGGTCCATTGGTAGAGGTCGATGGGGTCCTCGTTCTCGGCCACGACGCTGCAGAAAAGGCTCTTGACGCACCGGTACGTGTCCTCTTTTTTGTACATTGGCGTCTTGTACAGCACAAACGATGCGGAAATCGGGGTGGAGGTCCAGGGATAGGCGGTGATGCCAAACATGGAGGTAATCTCGGGGCGGCGACGTTCCAGCATCTGCAAGAGGTCGTAAGGAGAGAAAAATATCGAGGGCCGTTTGGTCCCGTTGTAGAAATTGTCCCACAAGCTCTTTGGATTCATATAATTTGACTTTGACCGGTTAGTGGTCTGGACCCCATAAAAATTGTCGAGGAGGTCCTTGAAAAATGTAGAGAGGACGAGACCCATCGAACCCGGTGTGCGGGTCTGGGTCCTGTCTGAAAAAAGGTTGAGCCACAGGTAGCTACAGAGCTTGAAGAGGTCCGCGCCCGGGACGTAGAAAGGGTACATGCCGTGCTCTGGGAACCCGTTTTGTTTGGCGATGAATCCCTTCTTGTAGCGCACCGTTGCGTGCCCAAAGTCGATAATGCTCGCCACCTCGCTCACGTTGCGGATCGTGTACACCGTGTCCCCGATAAGATAGGTCAGCCTGGGGATAACCACGTCGGTCTTCCGGACGAGGACGTTTTCCCCGTGGAGGTCGAAATGCGTGAAAAACACGGTTTCCTGGGCCACTTCGAGCGCCAGGACCACCTGGATAAACACCTGGAGGAACCGGTTCGCAAGGTCGGTTGAGAATGGAAGGGATATCATGTCCCGTACGTACCGCACCATCACCACGCTGTCGGGAATCTTTTCGAGGAGGATGCGGCTGATGGATTTCTTTTGGTAGAGAGCAAACGTAAAGCAGAAATTGGGGCAGAGGGACCGGAGGCCGTTGGTGCCTTTCATGGAGATGGCGTACTCATGGGTAAAGTTTTCGGCGTCCATGGCAGAGACGGCCTTTTTGATGACCAGGGGGAGCCGTTTGCCGAGGGCGTTGTTGGCGTACGCGGTCGCGGTGGCTCCTTCGCCGATTTCTACCGCGGCGTCCTGAAACCACCCGGCCTCGTCCAAGACCCGGGGGATGCGAGTCTTTTTATTCTCTGGCACCGCTGAATACACCAACCACCGCAAGAAACAAGAGAGCGTCCTCATCATGTCTGCGTCCATAAAGTTTCTCTGGATGAATTCCACGCACCCCACCTTTTGGACCAGGCCCGGTGACGATGTTTTTTCTTCCAACCTCGGCGGTCGGCAATTCATAATCTTAAGCGTTTGCGGGTCGTAGAAAATAAACATTTATTCTTCTCTATAAAAAAAAAATATGCGGGTCATGGCGTTTGATATCGGCATCCATCATTTTGCATGGGCCAAGATGCGATCTCCTCCTGAACCAAACGTTGTCGCGATGGACTGTTTTGACATCGCGGGGAGCCACAAACACATGAAAACCACCGACCTCTACCCTATCCTCCTGAGGTACCTTCGTTCCCTCTGTTATGAAAACGTGGGGACCGTGCTCATCGAACAGCAGATGAACCGCATGAACATTCGGGCGACCAAGCTCGCCGTCTTTGTCTATTCTTTTTTTCTTATGGAGCACCCCGAAATCACGGTCCTCGAATTCCCCGCGTTTCATAAAACAAGGGTCTTTGGCGTCCACGGGCTCTCCAAACCCGAGAGAAAAAAATGGAGCGTCTGCTACGTCACCGAACACGTGGTCCAGGACGACCCCGTCGCCAAAGACTGGCTGGACCAATTCCCTAAAAAGGATGACATTTGCGACTGCGTCATGATGGTCCTCTCTTTCCACAAACTCGTAAAAACTGAATCCTGATTTAAAGACTCACAAGGGCTAATAAAAAAATGTCGACGGATTCCACCGTGCTTATTTTCAAGTGCATTTGTAATTTCATCAAGGACCTCAACGATTCGTTTGGGAAGGACCAAAAGTCGCTTTTGTTGTACGCGCATCTGGTGGAGAACACTGGGATAATCCACGAGGAGCCCATCCGCAAGCACATTCGGTGTTTTCATGACTATGTCAAGGCCAACGAGGATGCCATTATGAGCAAGAGCGTCGAGGGTCTCGTCGAGCACCAGATTCGGTATAGCGACAAGGTGTTTATCGATATGAAGGACATTTTGGGTAGGGCAGACAACGAGGAGAAGGAAGTGATTTGGAAGCACCTCATCACCCTTCTCGCGGTGCTAGAACCGTCGAGCCATGCCAAGAAGGTTCTCCAAGAGGAAAAGGAGAAAAAGGCACAGCGTGGGGAGACTGCCAACGAAGAGCAATTTCTCTCGAACATCATCAACAAGGTCGGGACCCAGTTCGACCCCTCCACGGCCTCCAATCCCGCCGAGATGATGACGAGTCTCATGAGCTCGGGGCTGTTTACTGAGCTCGTGGATGGCATGAACCAGGGCCTTAGCAGCGGGGACCTCGATATTGGCAAGATGATTGGGAGCCTCCAGTCCATGATGGGGAACCTTGGCAGCATGGTTTCCAACGCGCAACAACAACAACAGCCACCGCATAAATAATCTAAGGTGGTCCGTGCGTACATGAAAAACATGTTTGTGACGGCGGTGCTCTTGTGTGCCGGCAACGGAAAACGGATGGGTTCCGTCGTTCCCAAGCCCCTTGTATCGATAGGGGGGCGTTCGTTGGTCTCGAGGATTGTTTCCGAGGTCTTTGGTCTCGTGGAGGACATTCTTCTCGTGGTCCAGGAAACCCACCTTTTGTTATTTCAGGAGGACCTGGCACCGTACCTCTCCAAGTGCCGGTTTGTATTCCAGGCACAGCCGCGAGGGACCGGGGACGCGTTTCGGGTCGCGGTGGAGAACCTCTCTATAGAAACGGAGAGAGTCCTGTGCCTGAACGGGGACATGCCTCTTGTCCGAGAAAACCTTTTGAAATGGGTCCTTGAGGAAAGTCCTCATAATGAGAGCGGTATCGTGGGTTTTGAGCCCCTGAACCCCCATGGTTTCGGGCGCGTCGTTGAATCCGGGGACGGACACGTCTCTATCATCGAGGAGAAGGACTGTACGCCCGAGCAGAGGAACGTCCGCCTCGCCAACGCAGGGGTCTATCTCTTTCCAGGGCAGGCGCTCCGCGACGTTCCCGTCCTCCTTGATACGAACAACGCCCAGAAAGAAATGTACATTACGGATTATATTCAGAACCTCCAGACGAGTGGTCGTCATGTCCGGGTGGTTCGCACGCCCGAGGAATGGGCCTACCAGCTGCAGGGCGTCAATACCCGGGAAGAGCTCGAGGCGATACAGCACCTCTTTTAATTTTTTCTTGGTAAAAATTAAAATGAAACACCGTGCCTATAATTTCGCCAAGAAAGAATGGAAATCGCTCAAGACTACAGCGAAACAGTCTCCTCTCAAGCTTGCTGGAAATATATTGGAAATTGCGGCCGCGTTTGTACCTGGTGGTATGTTTGTCAGTATGGGCATCGCCGCGGCCGGTGGTGCGCTCACCATGGTCAGCACCCATAATAGAGTAAAATCAGGTGTCCTCTCTCGCAACCAAGGTATCCGTTCCTATATTGCTGATGTGGGGTTCGCGGCCCTGAGTGTAGGAGGCAGCATGGATGTAGGGAAACTGGGTGAGAAACTGGGCGTGAAAGGCGCCAAGGCCGCTGCGGGAATAAGCTCCAAGGCCGCTGAGGCCGCTGCCGATGACCCTTTTCGGGGTTGGGACGCGGTGAATATAAGCAAGGATACAAGGGCCAGCCAGAACATCTCGATGTCTTCCTCTAGAGAAGGAGCCGCTGCAGCCTACAATCAAGGCGTGGAAGGCCTGAAAATCATGGAAAAGAGGACAGATGCTGAAGTCCTTTTGCCAGAATATTACGAGGACAGCGTCAACGACATGGTCAAACAGCTCCGCGACCGCCGCGCCGAGATGCGGACGAACCTGGCTCTGAACCCAAACCACCCGATGGCGGACCAATGGCGAGGGCTCATTACGGCCTCGGAAGACGCCGAGTATGAGATGAATTATGCGAGCAGAGACATGATACAACCCAAGAGACAACAGCTACAGCTGGACCGCGTGAAAACATTCAATCCTTTCTATGAAGAGGCGTTCCCCGAAGAACATCATTTCCTCCAGATGAGAGAGATTACTCAGTGGATAGGGGAGGAAGAAGACGCTGCACGGGTTGATTATAAAACGATAGAGTATTATCGCAACGCCTATATAAAAAATATCCGGAACGCCGCTGATGTGGAAAGGGGAGCGATGGCTGGAATCTTCAACGCGACCGAGGCCGACGAATTAATGAAAGCGTTACCTGGCATCGCACGGGCCGCGTAATATAATTTTTTTTTTATAGGAATAAAATGTCCAAAATATTTTATATTCCTACCGCCATCGTCGTTGGTTTGATTGGTTCTTATATGGGAACGATACGCTGTCATCATTTATTAAAAAATCTAAGCGACCAACAACCAATACTCTATCAGGATATTCGACAACGCCGGTTATACTATTTTATCACAGGCGTGATGGTTGCGATTATCGCGGCAACGATATATCTTTGTTTGTCTACAAGTATTTTATATCATCGAGTCGTGAATGCCCTCATCATTTTATTATTGACACCGATGATTGTATACATGTTGGTCCCCAAATCAATCTATATGCTGCAACAAACAGGAACGACGGTACAAGAAACACGTGATTGGTTTGCCATTTATGTTTGCATGAAAAATGGAACGATGTATGGATTTTGTATTGGATTCATCGCAGCACTCCTCATTCTCATTCTTTGTTCTATATCATTATAAAAAATGATTCTCCCACCTCCCCCTCGCCAACAATAAAAAAGATGTCTTTTCTATCAAGGAGCGGTAGCAGTCACCACCTCCATGATGATGAATGGGTCCTCAAGGTCCGACAGGCGCTGGCTTGTCACAAGGACGCGGGGACGCTCCTGCTCTCCAAACCGGGCTGTGTGGAGTGGTGCTTCCCCGGGTCCTCTTTTGTCAAGAGTCTCACCAAGGAAAGTGAGAAGGAATGGGGGACTAAAGTTCTCGGTCGTGATACCAAGCAATGGACCACGACGCTGGCCGAGACGCTGTTGAAAGAGGTCCTGGTCCTGACGGGAGAAAAACCACAACGGGGGTCTTTTCAGATGAAGAACGGAAAGCGCCTGCGGCCTGACTGGGTAACTGCGGATTCCGTATTTGAATGCAAGGCGCGGACCTATACCATTCCGGGCACCGCGGGCGAAAAAATATTTGCCGTGCCCGTCAAGTACGGTGATATTCCTCGTGAATACAAGATATCCCTCGCCATTGTCCTGGTCGCCTATCAAGAAAAAGAAGCGACCGACAGTTTCTCCTTGTTTGAGGACGGAACAGAGACGTACCTGTCCCGACAAAAGACGCTGTGGAAAGAAAACGATACACGGTACGTCCGATTCACCGACATGCTGAAACGGTTGTGCGAGGATTGAAAAGTGATTCTATGAGAAATCTATCCACGCTACTGTAAAAACAGACACACAAGCATGTCGTTATCACCGCTATTGAAATGGGCAGGTGGGAAAAGACAGATTATTCACGAGCTCTTGTCCCATTTTCCGTCAGAATTCAACGACTACCACGAGCCCTTTGTCGGCGCAGGCAGCGTGTTTATGGAGATGGTTCAGCGTAGCCTCTTGGATGGGAAAGGGGTCCATCTCTCAGACAAGATGGAACCCCTCATGAACCTCTATCGTGTCGTGAAAGACCACCCTCAACAATTCCTCGCCGAGTTGCTGGAAAACCCCAGGTATGCCAATACCCTCGAGGCCTACACCGCCCTCCGGGCCCGGTTCAACACCCTCAAACCCTTTTTGCATACAGAAAAGGATTGTATCGAGCTCGCGGCACTCTTTGTGTATCTGAACAAGACAGGGTTTAATGGCATGTACCGTGAGAATTCCAAAGGCGGGTTCAACATCCCTTTTGGGAAGCAGAACAACCCGACCCTGTGCAACCCCGAGTCGGTGATGCACCTGAGCGCGTTTCTTTATCAGGACCGCGTGGCCCTGTGGTGCGGTGATTACTCCCAACACGAGGACCGTGTCAAGAAGGGAGATTTTGTGTACATGGACCCGCCCTATCACGGAACCTTTACAGGGTACGTCAAGGAAGGGTTTGGGGACAAGGAGCAGGAAGAATTGAGAGACTACTTTGCGAGGCTGTCTTCCAAAGGGTGCCTGGTCGCGCTAAGCAATTCCAATACCCCGTACATCCACCAGCTGTACTCGGGCCTCCCCGGCGTGCGAATTCTCGAGATACCGGTCCGACGGATGATTAATAGTAAAGCGTCGGCAAGAAAAGACGTTCTCACCGAGCTGCTAATTGTCAATTACTGAGTTTTTTTTATCGTGATAAAAAAAAAAACCAAACCGCAAGGTCAAAAGGTCAAAAGGTTCAGGAGTCCATCTGGAGGGTCTCATCCTCTAATTGGCGCTTGCTCTTGATAAAGATGGTAATCTCTCCGAGCACTCCCACCTTGGAAGATATCTGGAGGGGCATGTTTTTCTTGGACTTGATGATGAGGCTAGAGTGAAGACCTGCGACCTTGAGTATGCGCGAGAGCTGCTCTGTATCATAGTCCTCAGTAAATGCCTCGTATCCCGCGGGTTCCTCTAGGGTCGTTTCACCGAGGATGACCTCACGGCTGTACACGGAACCCACGTTGCACATGAACCCTATCGAATATTTCTTGGTGGTGATGGATATCGAGGCAGACATGTTGAACATGTCCTTGCACATTTTGCTGAATTCGTTGGACGCCACAAAGATGGAGTGGTCGTACGACTCGGGGAGCGCAATCTCGAGGTTCTGGATGTTTTGGACCTTGACAAACGCCTTGGTCACCCTCGACAGGTCCCTCGGAATGATGTGGATGCCGAGGTCTGACGTGTTTTTATCATCGATAAACAGGTAGAGCTGGTCCCGCTTCTTGATGGATTTGAGCATCTTGTAGAAATGATTCAGGTTGAGCCCGATGTTGATCACACCGCTCTCCACCAAGGGAGAAAAATAATACAGGTTGAAACTCTCGGCATTCATCGACAGGTCCACCAGCGTACGACGATTCGAATCCATCATTCGCAGCACAATCTTTTTGGCGGTAATCTCAAAACACGCCGTCTTGATGATATTGTGCAGCAATTCCGTCAATACCTTGAACGTGTATGCATCCGTCGTCTTGCAACGAAAAAGGTAATCGGTTTCTTCGTTCATTTGTGTTTTTTAAATCCTCTTCAGATTCTTAAATAATTGTAAAAAAAAATTACATCACAGACCAACCGATTTAAGAAAAAAGGGACAAGGAGCCGTTGGAGATGGGGTAGAGGGTAAAGGGGGTGTCAAGGAACGCGGCCAGGAGGGGTTTCTGGTGGTTGTAATCAGAAGGGCACGAACCCATCCGTGTGGGGTTGTCGATGGTGACGAAATAGCGCCCGTCATAGAGGCCCTTGGTCCCCTTGACCTCGATGGGCACGTTGTTGTGACCCCGTTGGCGTAGAAAAGACAAAAAATCAAGGGTTGGATGAAAGAAAAATACGGGAACAAGGGTATCGTCCTGCGAATACACCTGTGCCCAATACGAGATGGAGATGTCCATGTTTTTTTTGTAAGCAAGGAATAATTTTTTATTATTACTAAAAAAAATATGATTGCACCCGTTCTGGTATTTATAAGTGTCGCTCTTCTCGTTGTGTTGATGGCCTGTCTCCTCGCATGGTACGCCCCTGGTTACCCGAAACCCTCCCCACCTCACACCTCCTCCCCACCATTATCACCACGACTCGAGAGTCCACTTCTTCTTGGTGCCTCGGCAGAGTCTGCCGAGACGAATAAAAAACTCGCCTTTTCGGTAGTTCCTCCGATGTACGCTTCTGTATCTTTCAACGTCCTTGTTCCCACCAAGAAATGCTGCGACACCACCTTTAGCCTCGTCCAGAGCAACCTCCCTGATGGGTCCGTGTTTGTCAGCACCAACCGCCAGCAATTCCTAGAGACGGTGTTTATCGACCTGAAAGGACCCGCGTCCTTTTATTCGATCCAGCTGGTCCCGTATGAAAAGATAAAGCGCGGGTGGGTCGTCGAGAAAAACGGACCGACGTACCGCCTGTACCAGGTCCTTGACAATCAACAAAAGATGTACCTGGGCCTCGCCCTCGACCAAAAGACCGTCCAGGGTTTTGACGCACAAAAAGGTACCTATGCCACCATCGACCTCCGTTTTGTCTAACTAACTATTCCCTCCTGGAAGAACCTCTTTTTTTTTTATCAGGGAATAAAAAAAACAATATCTATCTACATGCACATACATCTCTTGGGCTGAATATTCATAGGCTCAGGGAACAGGACCAACGGGTCGTCTTTCTGGTACGTCACAGACGTTCCATTCGACAGGTTGAACGTCAGCGATTCAAAAGACAAGGACGACGGTGTATACACCCCACCGTGCCAATCCTCCATCGGCCCCAGGTAAGGAACAATCACAGCCGTCGCGTCGTTGTCATTCTCGTCAATCACCTGGAGCACCTTTTTGTTGGCAGGACCCCGCCGTGTCCGCACGCGCACCTTGTACAGGTTGTTCCCCAAGACGTAGTGCACGTCATACTCATTCCTGCTCACCGATTCCACATTCTTGGCCACTTTTTGGTACGCAAACATATAGGCGACCCACGCGACCGTCTTGAATGTCTTGTAGAGGCTCCTAAACACGTGCTTCTCTTTTTGATAATGAAACATGTACAAGAGCTTTAGCCCCTCGTAATTCGACGCGGCCATCCAACCCATCAGCAAGAATAGAATGATGAAAAACATTTTCTTTTTCATCATGCTTTTTTATAATCCAGCGATTCAATTTTTCATCTTGACTACATTAGAGGAGGAGGAGGAGGAGGAGGGTCCTGATGCACGTTCATAAACGTCCGATTCCTGTTCCGATTGCATAAAATCTCGGCAGGCCGGCCGTCCATGCGCGTGTAGGGGTCGCTCTTTTCCATGTGGAAACGCCGGATCATCTTGTACAGATGGATAGGGGGTTCCTCGGCCAGCATCTCGAGCACCTTTTGCGTAAAGATGCGATTATTCTTACGGTCCTCCAGGTACCACATGTGGCACCTCTTGAGCAAGAGGTACTCTTCCCTTGGAAGCGTCACGTACTGGTTCTTGATGTACCTCTGCACATAAAAATGGTAAATCATACGCGCGACATCGTACAGCGTCCTCTCGTAATCCTCAAACAAGAGAGCGTACTTGGGATAGAGGACGTACAACAGCTTGAGCTGGTCCGGGTCGTTGCGGAGCTCCAGGTAGCGGAATCGGAGGTTGGGGTTGTTGCCCCTCACCTTGTAGTACATCTGGTACTCGCTGCTCACCACCTTGAACGTCTCAAAACTGTTCTTCTTAAACGCAATCACCCCCTGGTACTGAAAAGGGTCTGTTACCTTGACATGGTCACACATTTCCTGTACGGTTTGGAATTGCAGACGCGTCGGTCCTTCCATCACGTTTAGCACGCTTATCTCAGACTGGCCCTTGATGTGAAACACAAAGGGCTCCCCCTGTTTATAGTGCCCGAGAAAAAAGACCGTCTCTGTCTTTTTCACGTGATGGGTCTGACACACCACCCGGTTCTGTGCGTTGGCACGCACGAGGAAGAAATACACGTTGTCCTTGGGAAGAGTCTCTTGTAGCCACTCAAACGCCGACTTTCGTTCAAAGATGTCTTCGACACTATTGGTGAACATCTCACCAAACGTCTGCCGGCACGACCACCGGCTCTTGAACGCGTCCAGCTTTTTGTGCGTGGAGAGGTACCACCGATGGTTGCTGTAATACATGCGGAGAAGCGTCCCTTCCACCGAATAATGAAACACCCAGTCATCGAGAACGCTGTCGCCCATCCTCTCCTCCACCTCCCGGCTCTCTGTTTCGTTGTATTCATCCGTGTAGCCAAACGAAGACACCATGACGTTCCCCTCCTTGTCTTTGATGACCCCCCTCTGTGTTTTCATCTCCTGAGGACTCGTATTGTCGCACTCTGCATAATTCCAAACCTCTAGAAAATCGTCAGTGTCCATGCATTTTATGCTAATGCTGCTATCCATATCGTCCAATTTGCTGATTTATCCTGTCGTTGTAACTACTTAAATCGGTTGAAAAAAAAAAATGAACGCGGTGTCTATTTGTTAGGGAGCGTCAGAGATAAATACACATGGAATACGACACAACAGACCAAAACCAATCCGAACCAGAGCAGGAAGAATATAGCATGGAGGACGACAAGGTGGTCGTCCTAGGATACTATACGCTGGGGGCGTTTTTTGGTGATTTTACCAACGCGTATGAGAGGCGCATCGCGGTCCCCAGGGTGGGCCGCACCGTGTTTTGTGGACACCTTCTCCACGACCCTGACACCCTCGTCGAGGTCGAACTTGCCCTCATGAGACAGGAGAACGCTGTTTGTGCCACGGCGTTGATGCGCTGGGTGTATGAATACGGCAAGGACATGACCTACATCGCCAAGGACTATGCAGACGCCTACCTCTCCAACGAGGCCTATATCCCCATCGAGGATGACATTCTCGTCCTCGAACCGTTCCACCGCACCACAAAGCATTCATGCGGTGTGTTTTGCGTGGATGACGAGGGCTGGAACTATGACAATCAGCAGCCCTTTACTCTCCGCGAGGACCTGTTTATCGACGCCTACACCCTCGAAACCACCGGCGTCCAATAATCCAATTATCCAAATTGCAAAGTAAAAAAATTTTAAATACAATCTTTTTTTTTTTAAAAAAAAATTAATTTCAAAAACTTTTATTTCGGGAGGGCCTGTTGCTTTAGGACACGATTGAATCTCCAGAAAGACCAACTTCTAAAATCATTTATTTTAAATAGCGTCGGTGGATTCGTAAACGTCTGATTTAAATTCGTCAGCCACTCGTTGGCGTACCCGCAATTATTATTCGGGCTCGCCTGGATACCCAGGTAGGTATTATCGAGGACGTTGGTTTCTGACCCTCCTTCTTTATTCACGAGCTTCCACGCCTCGCACGGACCCCCGTTGTTGCCGTTCATGTACGGGTAGCAATTTGTTCCGCCGCATGATTTTGCGGACAACCAGCCGCACGTGACAGGGTCTGGGAGCGTACTACTACAATTAAACGCATAAAATCCGACGTATGAATCAAACGCTATCGGGTAGGCGGTGGTCGTCGTATCTTTACCCTTATTGACCATATTCCCGTTGGCGTCCAGCTGGACAATCTGCCATAACGAATAGTTGGCGTCTGGGGTTTTCGCCATCGAAGGAACCTTGTTTTTGTCTGTTTCCAGCCATTTAAAGACCATAAACGTTCCTTGTTTCTGATTGTTGTCAAGTTTTGCTTCGATGATGACAACGTCCCCGTCGTTGATTACATCGCTATTGTTCTGGATATTAATAACGCCTTGTGTGGTGGGGAAAGAACCAAAGGTAAGACTCGCTGGCGACTTTGTGGATATACTAAGTGATGATGGCCTCACGATTTGTGTATAGAACAGATTGCTAAATACAAGAATTCCGATAGTCTCGGTGTTTTGCACCACGCTTGCGGCAATCGTCGAATATTTTATTTCTTCTAATCCCCCTGATACTGCGGACCCTCCCGTATCCGTGATGCTGGCCGCTCTTGTATCTTTTAGGTCACTAACGATTTCCAGGTTCTCGGTTATGATATTCGATAACACATACGGGCGGGTTGTACTCGACGGAAGGTCCCCGTAATCGGTCACAACGACGGTCAGATAAAAGATAGGAAATGCATCCGATGCGTCGTCAATACCCGGGTTAAGACCCACTAAATTTTTAAAACCATTTGTAAGACTATAAAAGTTGTTTAGCGACAAGAGTGTAGAGAGCACCTTTTGGGTACTCGAGTCTGCCTCCAGGCATACCTTTATCTTGGCGGTCTTGGGGTAGCATGCACCGGCATTACCAATCTGTTCGGCGGTCCAGTACGGAACGTAAATGTCTTGGGTGCTGCTTTTCGCCAGCGTCTTTGCGTTGGCGCTGTCATAGGTAAAGGTTACGGTCTGAATCAGAGGGCACGTGCTTGTGTCTGTAGTAACAGGGTAGGTGTAATTAAAAGTGACCTTTGGCGTCCCGTTGGTGTAATCAAACTTAAATGTGCCTGGCGTCATGGCCACGCCAAAATAAGAAGAGAGCATCTTGGCGTCCAGCAAACTGTCCCCGTAAGGAACCGCCGCGGTGGGGTTATTGGTCTTGAACGCACCGTTGCTGTTTCCAAACGGCTCGAGGAGGAACTGGTTGTAGTAAGGAAGGCAGTATGACTTGTCGTCGGAAAGGGTCGTCAGAACCACCGTATCCTGGGCCTGGATCGTCGTGTTTAGCGTCAGCGCAAACGAGAATGAATACCCGTTAAACGTGTCTGCAAAAGGGTAGATAGGAAGTCCTGATGGTCCGGTAGGCCCGGTAGGCCCTGTAGGTCCGGTAGGTCCCGTAGGTCCTGTAGGTCCTGTAGGCCCCGTAGGTCCTGTAGGCCCCGTAGGTCCTGTAGGCCCCGTAGGTCCGGAGGGTACGCACGGGGACGGTAGCTGACTCGTGTTAAAGATGACCTGTCCCATGACGCAATTAAGACTCTGCGGGGTGTTGATGGAGAACTGGTCAAAATAGAGCACCCCGAGCACCCTCGAGGAATAGTTTGCGCTTTCCAAGGTCGCGAGGGCGGGGGACACGTTGGCGTACACGCTGGTCAGAAAGCTTTGAAAGTCAGTTTCGGGGATGGTGCTCTGATTCAAGACGCTGGGGTTGTAGATAAAAAAATCGTCACCCCTTGTTGCAGGGACTAATTCCCTCTGGGGGTTGCTCATCATCAGCACTACGGTAATGGGATACGGCAACGCCGCGTTTGAGCTTGCGATATCAGAAAGAGAGATGGGGGTAAAGGTGTATTTTTTGACACCCAACGAATTGATGGAAACGGTCGTCGAATACAGGCACAGCGCGATA